GTGCCATTGCTAAAGATGCCGCGCCCTACTTACACCCGAGGTTGCAAGCCGTCGAATTGTCCGGCAACGACGAGCAGCCTGTTCGCATCGTGACCGAAGCTCGCGAACGCGCACTTGGCGCCATTCTCGGTCTTGCTGCTTCGATTGCTACTGCTGCCAACGACGATATGCCTCAACGAGCCGCAAGCTGACCCTGACGCCGCATACACCGCGTGAAGCGGTTCAGCTCTGGGCCGAGCGGCTCGCCAAGCTGCCGCCAGAAGAACGCGCAGTCACTGCTGAACGCGAGTTCAACGAATTCCCGCCCGATATCCAAGAGGCGATCGGCTACGATTGGGAGTTTTTTGCCCGCCCCGAGCAAAAACCACCGCCCGGAAAATGGCGCGTGTTTCTGTTTCGTGCCGGACGTGGCTCAGGCAAAACAAGGGCCGCTGCGGAATGGTTTCATGCTAAAGCTATGAGCGGTCAACATAAACACGGCGCTATGGTGGCTCCTACACCTGCCGACGCTCGCGACTTTATGATAGAAGGCCCTTCGGGTCTTTTGCATTGCGGTTATCCACAGGATCGACCACTGTACGAATCCTCGAAACGACGATTGACTTGGCCAACGGGATTCGAAGCCATCATCTATTCCGCCGAGGACCCAGACCAGATCCGTGGGCCCAACATTTCAGTGGCTTGGGCATCCGAAATTGGCGCTTGGCCTAGGCTCAAAGCTGCCGCTGCGTGGTCCAATCTTGAATTCACTCTGCGTATCGGCGAAACCCCGCAGGTGTTCATCGACACAACCCCGCGTCGTGGCTCCCCAATCCTAAAAATGATTGCAGAAGACCCAGGTACCATCGTTACAACTTCGAGTACCTACGCCAACAAGGCGAATCTCTCCGGAGCGTTCCTCGAGGCCATCACTCGTAAATACGAAGGTACCGCACTCGGGCGCCAAGAGCTGCTTGGCCTCGAGATCGAGGAAGCTGAAGGCGCGCTTTGGCGTTATGCGTGGATTGAAGCCGCTCAGGTTGACGCGCTGTCTGACGACGTGGCCACGATCGCCATCGGGGTTGATCCGTCGGGCTCAGCGACTGGCGACGAAGCTGGTATCGTTGCTGCCGGCACCAATAGTGCTCGGGATATAGGTTGGATCATTAAGGACGTATCGGGACAGCTCTCGCCCGATCAATGGGCGGCGCGGGCTATCACGCTTTGGGACGAATTGGATGCGGACGCGATTGTGGTTGAACGCAATTTTGGTGGGGACATGTGTCGGAGCACAATCGAGAAGCAATGCGCCTTGCGCGGCTTAACGGGTAACCATCGGCCTCGAATCATCGAGGTTGTCGCATCGCGCGGCAAGCGGATTAGGGCTGAACCTGTCGCCATGCTGTACGAGCAAGGGCGTATGCGACATATGCCTGGTTTAGACGAGCTGGAAGCCGAGATGACCGGCTGGGACGCTACAGATGGCTCGCCATCACCGAATAGGGTCGATGCTGTGACCTGGGCGGTGACGCACCTGATGCTGGGCGTCAGTCGGAAGCTCGAACGAGGGTCATTGCTCGGGATTTGAGCACATGCTTGTCGGGCACGTTGATTGAGCGTATTTGCAAGGCATGGCAGCAGCTCTGACCGCTAAGATCGACGTTTCGACGCCCAGCGCCGACTACAATCGGATGGCGGATAGGTGGCGTACGGCGCGCGACTGCTCAGAAGGCAGCAACGCAATCAAGGCAGCTGGCACTCGCTATCTACCGCCTTTGGCGGGGCATAATCCGCGCGTTCGCAACGATCCTTATTGGAGTTACGTCGCACGGGCACTGTTTTATAACATCACGGCCCGTACCGTGGATTCTCTCGTGGGAATGGTGTTTCGTCGGCCACCTGTGATTGCCAATCCGCCGGGTTCCGACGATTTGATGGCCGACATAGACCTGATGGGTCGGCCGCTTGAGGATTTCAGCAAGGCGCTGCTGCGTGAGGTCATCACAATGGGTCGTGCGGCCGTGCTGGTCGACCATACACGTCCGCCTTCCGATCTGCGGCCCTATTTTCGTCTTTATCCAGCCGAAGACATCCTCGATGTGGTCGAGGACGTAATCGGCGGCGCCGTGGTGCCGATCCAGGTGCGGCTGCGCGAGTGTTTCGACGAGCCCGCGCTCGACAACGAGTTCGAGACCAACGAGATCAACCAGATCCGTGTGCTCGAGCTGGTCGGAGGCCGATATCGGCAGCGTGTATTCCGCGAAGGCACTGGCAAGCAAGGTCCTTGGGTTGAGTTCGAGACGATCGACCCAAGTATCGATGGTGCGCCGATCGATTTTATCCCAGTCTGGTTGTTCTCGACCGATCAAATGTCAAGACCAGGCGCAATTGAGCCGCCGCCCTTGATCGATCTCATGGAAGTCAACCTGGCGCATTATAGAACGGAAGCGGATTATTCGACTGCATTGCATGTGGCCGGAGTCCCCACTTTATTTGTAAGTGGCATGGAAAAACCTGATCCGCCGCTATTGGTTGGTTCATCGCAAGTCATGTTCATGCCGCCGCCGGAAGCTAAAGCCTATTATGTGTCGTATGGCGCCGAGGGCGCGGCTGCGATCCGCCAGAGGTTGACGGACCTGCAAGAGCAAGCTGCTTTCCTCGGGGCACGTATGTTAGCCCCCGAACGCAGGGGCATTGAAGCGGCGGAGACGGCCGCAATTCATCGTATGGGCGAGATTTCGATCCTCGCCTCGGTTGCTAACAACATCAACTTCAAGCTCACCAACGGTTTGAAGTTTCTTTTGGAGTGGGCGCTGTTCCCGACGCCGACTGACGAGACTTACATTGCGTTGTGCACAGACTTCATCCCGACCCAGGCGCAGTCGGCGATGTTGACGGCGATGGTGGCCGCTTGGCAGGCCAACGCGCTGTCGCATAGTTCGCTCTGGGACTTCCTGCGCACTGGCGAGCTGGTCGACGCGACGAAGACCCTCGAAGACGAGCAGGTCCTGATCGACGAGGAAGTAAAAAAGAAGCAGGCGGACGACCTGGCGAAGCTGAAGGCGCAGCAGGACCTCTTCGCGCAAGCCGCGCCGGCAGCGACGGGCGCGAACGGGCAGCAGCCGCCGCCTAAGCCAGGCCAGTTTCCACCTAAGCCGGGCCAACCACCAGCAAAGGGGACGCAGTAGGTGGTTGACCCTATCACCGCTCTAACCCGTGGGACGTCGATCCAGGCGCGGCTTGGTAGCGGCTGGGACGAGAGCAAGCACCCGCGTGTGCCGGGTGGTTCGGGTGATCTTAGCGGCGAGTTCACGAGCAAGGGCGGAGGCGCCGGATCAGAAGAGCCAACGACTGGGCCATGGGCCGCCACCGAAGACGAGGTAGCTGTCGCCATTCAAGAACATATGGATAGCGCCGACCTACAAACGCCACATTCTTATGGTTTGCGAGTTGATGAGCACGTAGTAAAAGTTGGTGAAACGCTTCCTGACAGCCGTCGGTGGGAAAATGGCGATCCATTAGATGAGGCACTATCAGGTACTAGCGTGTTAAACGTATCGATTGATTATCCACGCTCTATAAAAGATGCCTTAAATAAGGCAAAGAAATATTATGGGAGGACGTTGTCTTTGGTTGTGGCAGACGGGTATCCGGAACCTGGCGAGGATGAAGGCGAGGGTTTGCTAGCCAGCCCGACGGTCTTGAAGACATGGCGCCACCGATGAAAGGGACGCAGTGATGGCGAGCGCGAAGCAAATGGCGGCGAGGAAGGCTTTCGCCGCGAAGCGAATGAAGAAGGGTAGCAAGAAGGGCAAGGGCGGCAAGGCTGCCAAAAGCAGCAAGCCGCCGTGGATGAAGTAGGATGGCTGAACAACAGACGACGGTGAATAAGGCGATCTGGGGCACGATCCTGGGTGGGATCTCGTGCGGTGCCGGGTTGCTCGTCGGTGCGATGGGGTTGGTTGATGTGAAAGATGTGATTATTGCGACCGGACAGCAACCTGAGCAGGTTGCTGCGTGGTGGCGGATTATTATTGCGATCGTGAGCGTGGTGGCGGCGGCGGGTGCCACGGGCGGAGTGGTCTGGAAGGTGCGCAATGTTCCGATCCCGTCGAAGGATGAGAAGGACGCGTGATGGCAGGCAAGATCAAGCGACGTGCACAGAATCGCATGTTGGGCAAAGGCATGGCGATGGGCGCCGAGGAGATGCGCAAGCGGATGGGCAGTCGGGAGGCGACCGCCGAACAGCCGCCGCGGCCTAAGCGCAAGCGCAAGAAGGGCAAGTAGGAGGCCTTGACGCCATGGCTAAGCGTATGACAAAAGCCCAGCGCAAGGTGAAGTCCGAGATGCATAAATGGAAGGCCGGTACCCTACATAGCGGTTCGAAGAAGGGCCCGCTGGTCAGATCGCGCAAACAAGCGATCGCGATCAGTTTGTCAGTGGCTGGCAAAAGCAGGAAGCGATAGATGGCCGATCCGCAAAATGTCGAGGTGATGCAGGACCCCAAGGGGCCGCCGCCGGCGAACGCCAACGGCGTCGAGGCGGAGCACCAGGGCGACGATGACGCGCCTGATCCCAAGCTGTTGAAGTCCGAGATTGACAAGCTCAAGAAGCAGCTCGGCACCGTCTTAAACGAGAAGAAGCGGGAGACCGAGGCCAAGCGCGCCTTGTCTGAGAAGCTTAAGGGTTGGGCTGATCTCGAAGAGGAGACGGGGCTCAACGTTGAGCAGGCGCGTGAGATGGCTAAGGCGCGTGATGCTGCGGATATGGCCAACGCCAAGGATAAGGGCGAGATTGACAAGCTTCTTGAGAACCAGGCGAAGAAGTTCCAGAAGGACATCGAGAAGCACGTTGCCGAGGCCAAGAATCTAACCGATCAGATTACGCTGAGGCAGGCCAAGATCGACGCGCTGACGATCGATCGCGAGCTGATGGACGAGCTGGCGAAGATCGTCGAGCCGGCTTTGCTGCGTGGTGCCTACGCGATCCACAGGCCCAAGGCGAAGGCGCTCGAGGATTCCGAGGCTCCGCATGGGGTTCGGGTGGTGATGGTAGTCGGCGATGATGAGATGAAGGTCGCGGATTACTTCAAGGCGTGGGCCGAGGCCGACCCAGAGGCGCAGGCCTACCTGATCGGGAACAAGAGCTCGGGTGGCGGCGCTCCGGCGGGCGGCAAGGCGGGTGGCATCCCGCGGATGAAGCGGTCGCAGATGACGGCCAAGCAGAAGGCCGACTTCATGACTGCCCACGGAATCGATCGATACAACCAGCTACCGCTTTGACGCCACGACGGTGCCCGGCACACGGAGGCCGAACCCGGCGCGCGTGGTCGACATCTGCAACTGCGCGGCGTACACGCGTTGATCGGGTTGCCGTTGCCGCATCGCCTGCGCGGCGGTCAGCTGCGAACCGTAGTTCGTCAGAGCGTTGATCATCGCGTCGCCGCCCGCGGGCGTGGCTGCGAGCGCCAGGCGGAAGGCGGCGAGCTCGTCGACGTCGTCCACCGTGCGCAGTTCGAAGCCGGACCACTGGTCGAGGTTGATTATGTCGAGCCAAGGTTCGTCGGCGGCAACCACGGCTTCGCCGGCGGCGAGCAGCCAGCGGCAGTCGTAGCTTCGGCAAGTCTCGGGTCTGCGGGCGTAGATCGTGCACTTGCCGTCGACCAGCTTTGTGCAGCTGCCGTCGGGGTTCCTCGGGATGTACCGACGGCCGTCGTCGCCTAGGATTGCCTCCGGATAGTGTTCTTCCTCGGCGCGGGTGAGCGGGACCAGCATCTTGGCATTTCGGCAGCAGGCGGTGCACGTCCCGCAGGGGACGTCTGCGTCTGCCCCGTCGTGGATTGTCCGTCGCGTTCGGCGCAGCCAGCCGCTGAACGATCCAGCAGATTTGGGCATGCGGGTTTAGGTTAGTTACTGCGACATAAGCCTGACTGGTAGAACGACGCCTCGTTGGCGGTGCGAAGCATGTGCGTGGTTAGCAGACGTAGTTGTTCGTTCATGTCTGCGACCATTTCCATCGCTTCCTCGGGTTCAAGAGTGGCCACGATGGTCGCGATGCAGCCGGTCAGGATGGAGCTTACGCACGAGCCGCATAAGCCGCGCTCGAACGCGTCGTCGAGCAGGTCGTGCACGTCGTCCGTGAGTGTCTGGAGGCGATCCTGACGACAGCCGATTGTCTTGGGGGCGTGTTTGATCATGGGTGAAAAGCTAGCACATATTTGACATGCTCACAAAGCGGGATTATGTGAAGAATTGAAGCTCGACCTGAACCGCGGGTCTCGCGCAGTAGGGCGCCGGCTGTGCTGGCGGATCGAAGCGACGCTGAAACGCGCAATGCGGATTAGGCGACCGGTTGTGCCGGTGCGATCCCTGAAGCTTCATGGGCTGCGCTCCCGAACATCGCAACAGTGCTGTCTCCATGGCCTGACGGCCATTGACAGTCGATGCAGCGGGAGTTACAGTAATGGCGTCGGGCGTTCACTCCAACTTCGTGCTCTACGATACGTTTGCCCAGACCGGGTACAACGAATTGCTTGTGCAGATGACTGATCTGTTCAATGCGGCCAGTCAAGGCGCGATCGTGATGAGTACAAACCTCACTGAGGGGAATTACTCGCGCGAGGCTTACTTCGAGGCGGTGGCTGGATTGGCGTCTCGTCGTGATCTGACTGCCGAGCCTAAGACTGCGATCACGCAACTGGCACTTACTGAAGACGAACAGGTGCTAGTTAAATTGTTCAGAAAAATCGGCCCAATCACTAACACTCGCGGTATGTTCCGCACTATTGCGCGCGATCCTGGTGAGTTTGCGGTTTTGATCGGTCAGCAGGCGGCTAAGGCCACCATGATTGACCAACTCAACGCGGGACTGCGCTCTTGTGTTGCGGCTCTGAGTGGCGTGGCGACAAACCTTCACAACGTGACTGCGGCATCTCCGACTGATACTATCAGCACCGACAATTTGATTCAAACTTTGGGAAAATTCGGCGACGCATCGAACGAAATTGTGGCTTGGGTTGGCCACAGCGCAGCGTACTACAAGCTCGTGCGCGAACAGGCGAGCACCTACAGCTTCGACGCGGTGGCGGGCATCAACATCGCGACCGGGCAGCCGGTCACGCTGGGCCGTCCGTTCATCATGACCGACAGTTCGGCCCTGTACAGTGCTACCAGTCCTACCGATCCGCATCGTGTGCTCGGTCTGACGCGCGGGGCGATTAGGATTGAAAACTCAGAGCTGGAGGATCTTGTCGTACAAGATGTTACTGGAGGCGCTCAGCTCGGGGTCACGGTGCAAGGAGAATTTTCCTACAATGTAGGAATTAAGGGCTTCAGGTGGGATATTGGCAATGGCCAGTCGAACCCCACCGATGCGGCGTTGGCGACGTCAAGCAACTGGGACCAGGCGTACACCAACGTTAAGTCCCTTGCCGGCGTGATGATGGTTGCCGATCCTGTTTAACGCTTGACGTGACAAGGCGCAGGGGGACGTTGGAGTGCCCCTTCGCGTCGTGTCACGGGGCCATAGGCACCCAGTAAACGCCAGCGTCGGCGCGGAGGGGCGCTCGGGGAACCTACCGGTTTTGTGTCACGTTTGTGCTTATGCGTTCAACTTAACCAAGTAGGAGTAACGCAAAATGGCTGGTCAGGGCGACGCTCACAAGCAGATGACACAGGGTGTTAGGGACATTGGCGCGCAGATCGACGCGGTTGAGGCGCAGATCGTGTCGGCGCATGCGGCTGGCACGGATGCCTCCGCGCTTGAGGCGCAGTTGACGCAGCTTGAGACGCAGATGAAGACTGCACAAGCCGACAAAAAGGCTCAGTTTGCTGCGTATAAGGACCAGCAGAAGGCGGCTCGCGCGGCTGCAAAGCCAGGAAAGTCCGGCGAAGCCCCCGGTAGGAAGTAAGCAAGTAGGAGTAGCGCGATATGGCCGGTCAAGACGACGCCCCCGAGACAATGACGGAGCAGATCCGAGCCATCGAGGGACGAATCGACGTGGTGAAGGGCCAGATCGACACCGCGATTGCGTCGGGTGCCAACACTGCCGAGCTTAAGACCCAGCTTGGCATCCTAGAGGCGCAGCTGCAGGCGGTTAAGGCGGATCAGGCCGCGCAGACGGCGACCCGCCCTGCCTCGAAGAATCCTAGCTAGAAGTAACTCAACCAAAGGAGCGATCCAAATGCCTTACCCAGACAAAGACGCCCCCAAGGCAGACGCCCCCAAGGCAGACGCCCCCAAGGCGGCGGCACCTGTTGCACCGCGCGCTGCGACGACGCCCGAGGAAAAGGAAGCGGTCAAGGCCTGGTCCGACCAGGTGAAAGATGCCAAGGCCGCGGTGTCTAAGGCGCCCGATGGCGACCTGAAGGACGAGGCTCAACGCGGAGTCGACCAGGCCGAGGCGCTCTATGCGGATGGTCACGACGATCGCGCTCAGACGGCACTGAAGCAGGCTCAGGCGTTGCTCAAGAGCGCCTAGACATGACGCTCGTGCACGTGTTCCTGCCCACGGGCAGCAAGACCGAAGCTGCGCTCGCCTCCGCGGCGCTCCGTCCCAAGGGGTTCAAGCTGATCATGGCGTCGGCCCGGGGACATACGCCCGGGCAGACGATCAGCGGGGATGCCATCATCGTCGGGAAGGCGCCGCGGAGCCTTGAGCAAGATATCCAGGGGCGGATCTGGGTCGTCGACGACCTGGCGAGCTTGGTGCACTTGGATGCTGGTCCGGGTCAGGTTGCACCCATGGCTGCGGCGCCGCCTCCGGTCTCGCGGCGCGAGGTGGAAGAGGCGCCTGCTCAAGCCAACGTCGGTTTGACCATGGAGCAAGCGTTGGCGGGCTCGACGGTGCGCCGGGACGTTGAGGCAGCGCCCGAGGCCGGCGCTGCGGCGGCGCAGGACCTGCTTGATACGATGAAGCGGGTTGAGCTGATCCAACACGCTGGGAAGACGTACCCTGGTCAGGGTCACTGGGCGGCCATGACCAATGACCAGATCCGGGCGAAGCTCAGGGAGCTGAAAGATGGCTAAAAATGTATGGTCGCCGCTTGAGCCAGAGGCATTGCAACAAAAACTAAAGCGCATTCATCAAACGACCCCAAGGCTGCGTCGAGCCGCAGAGGCAATTTCATGGGGAAGTCAAACGCTTAGAATGGATCCGTTGAAAGAGCGAGCGCTTTCTGCGATGAAACTGCCACATTTGAAGGCGGTTCTTAGAACGATATCGAGCGGCGAAAGTGACATGGCGCAAATGGTTCGACGTGCTGGCGGGATGCCATGGACGGACGCGGAACACCCTCGTGCGCCGGCTGGCTCACCCAAGGGTGGCGAGTGGGTGACCAAGGTTAAGTCTGCTAATCGCACGAGCAAGAGGACCTGAGCGATTGATCTCCGGCAAGCGTTTCGGCGGACGACGGCGGCCAAGGCGACCGTCGATCCGCTGATCGACACGATCGCCGATTTCGGGTCGGTGGTTGGCGATAGCGTTGGCAAAAATTACAACCTGCTCAACAGTCGGGTTGAGAAATTCCTAAAAGCGTACATGACAGAGCGCGTCGACATGATCAATGCGACGACGCGTGTTGCCGTCCAGAAAGCTTTAGAGAGCGACGACCCGCAAGCTGCTGTGAGGCACGTGTTCGAGGTCGCACGCGATAGCCGTGCGAAGATAATCGCGCTGACCGAGGTGACTCGCAGCTCCAACTTCGGCGCGATCGACGCTGGGAAGTGGGTTGGCGCTTTGGAATTCAAGCGTTGGATTACGCAGGAAGATCTTCAGGTTCGGGACGCACACGAGCATATGCAAAATCAGGTTGTCCCATGGAACGATCCGTTCGAGGCGCCGAACGGATCGCATGCACAGTGGCCAGGCGGGTTCAGCGAGCCGGAATTGAGTATAGGGTGTTTTCCAGGTGATGTGCCCGTGTCGTTCAGCGGTCTACAGAAAGTTTATCGGCGTAGGTATGAGGGCGACCTTGCCGTTCTCACGCTGAATGATGGCAGGCAATTTCCTGTGACGCCCAATCACCCACTCCTCACCAAACAGGGATGGCGTCCCGCGGGTTCGCTTGAACAAGGCGATCACCTGATTAGCAGTCGTTTTGTCGATCACGTCATCGGAGCCAGATCGCAACCAAACCCATATCAGCGTCCAATGATGATCGAGCAGGTATTCGGCTTTGGCGCGAAGGATATGCCGCCGTGGCGGGCACTGGGTGAGCCGGCTGACTTCCACGGCGACGGGCGGTATGGCGATGTCGATATTGAACTTATCGACAGCAAGCTGATGGATCGGTTGAAGGCCAGCTTTTTTCAGGAGTTCGATCAACGGAGGCTCATCAATCCCGATGATTCTGGTTTGGGCTTCCGCGCGCTTAATGAGTTCGTAATGCGGACGTTTCACGCCACGTATGGCGCTATGGGCCGCTTTGCTGAGACGTTGGCGTTCCTCGTCGGTGGATCTAGCCATGCGATGGAACATGCCTTCGCTTCGATCGCGAGGTTTGATGCCAGCCTCCAGCAAGCGGCGTCTAACCGCGTTACGATCGATGCCGAGTTTGCCAGCGATCTGTTTTTCGGAAAACTCAGCGTAAAGCGCGGCCACCTGCTCGGGAGCAACATCCCGCCTTCGGTTCCCAGGACGATCTATGCCGAGCGCCGCGAAGCGTCGATAAAGGGTCGTCCACCCGATGCCGAGGCGCTGGCAGATCTCCTTGGGAGCGACAGATTCCGCAACCAGATCGCGGATCAATGCGTCAATGTAGTCGGGAAGACGGTTGTGCGCTGGTCCGGCCATGTGTTTAACCTCGAAACCGCCAGCGGACACTATAGCGCAATGGGGGCAGCTTGTCAAAACTGTCGTTGCGCGGCGATTCCGGCGCGAGCGGCGCAACAACGTGAATTGGGTGATTATGCCGATGCCGTAGCTCTCTACGACGACGTTCGCGCACCCGCGGTGACGAAGCTGGAGG